ACCGGCGGTTTGCGCCAAGTACGGAGCAAGACTCTCAAGACGCTGGTTGAGATAGTCTGCTTCCTGACGTCCTTGCTGATAGCGTTGCAACGCCTGACCGATACCCGCACCAAGCTGAGAGATGCCTGCCGCTAGATTACGTCCCGGCGCGGTGGCAGCCTCCATGTAGCCTGCAGGAAGCGGCTGAACGTTAAGACCGCTGTAGGGTCGTGAATATCCGTATTCGGCCATATTTAGTCCTCGTGCTGATCGTGGTATGCTGCCTCTCGAAGTCTCAATGAAATTGCCCGCATTAGCGACCAACCGCCCACGATCCACGCCACGGTTAGGATCATGTCGTTGCCGCACTGCCGGATCACGTCAGCAACGCGCTGCTTCCAAGGCTCGTCAGACGTCTCCCAAGCCACTGAGTCAGCGTAGGTGTTTGTAATCGACGCAATGACCGGCTGAAGCCTCCAAGCGTTGGCTAGATAGAACGGCGTCGAGTATAAGGCGTTCGCCGCCATCAGTACCCGCAGCAGGTTCTCGGGGTTGTAGGCCGTGTCGCCATCGATGAGGTCGTCGATCTGATGGCAATATGCGTGGAAGGCTACCACAAAGGCCAAGGCGTCCGGATGCCCGTGGCAGACCTCTTGATAGATGGCGACAATCTCCTTCATGCCGGCACGAAGTCTGTAGCCGCACTCGTAGGCTTACCACGCCATATCTCAAGGTTACTGAAGACCGAGAACGAATGGACCTTAGCACCATGCACAGCCCCAGCAGGAACGTGTCTGGTCCAGCCTAGGTTGCGCGTGCAGAGCGTCCTGCGTTTGGCTCCCATCATCCACTCAACGTTGCCGAGCCAGTGCGTGATGCGTGAGTCGCACTGCTCGTGAGTGTGGAGCGGGATGATCTCTCCTTTAGGGCAGAACCAGACCTCCAACTGCCAGTTGAAGAACCGAAACAGTTTGATTCCTACGCATCTCTGGAACCTTACGATCACAGTGCTTTGCCAAGGTACTTCGCACCCGAATCAATGCCGCCAATGATGTCCTGCTTGAGTTGGCTCTTCATCTCGTCGCGCTGGTTCAGCATCCCGCCATACTGTCCAAGCATGCCCTGCTCCATGTTGGGATTCAGACCGAACCTCTTCTGGATCTCATCATCAGAGAAACCCTGCTCCTTGAGGAACTGGATCTGACCATACTGCTTGTCCAGACCCTGAGCGTACCGTTGCAGGCCGGAAGGTCCTTGTGGCGAAGGCATGCTGGGAGCTTGGTAGGGCTGACTCATGCCGTACCGACCAAAGCCACCGCCGACTTGTTGAGAGTAGCCGTAGTTCATAGAGCGCTTCCGACTGCACCGATGCCAGCACCGATGAGAGCCGTCTGGTTAGCCGCTGAAGCCGTACGCGCCGCCAGTTGCTGCTGCACATTGGAACCATAGATGTCCGCAGCGTATTGCGACTCAGGATTGAACAACTGACCCGGTGACAATCCCTGAGCTTGACCAAAGGCACCTTGAGTCATGCCGAACGCCTGCGAAGGACGTCCAAGGACCTGCTGGAACACGTCACCATAGACACCCTGCTGGGCAGCGATGCCTTGGAGCGCCTGCTGCTGACGTTGCTGCTGAAGTCCGGCACCCATGAGCTGAGACCGAACAGCTTCCTCAACCGCACCACGAGGGCTCTCGGAAAGGCCACGGGCCGCATAAGCAGCTCGAGTTTGCTGCTGGGCCATCCGCTGTTGTTCCGGGGTCAGCCTAGAGCCAGCCGCAAGATTGGACTGAGCCTGAGCAGCCAAAGTATCAGCCAATGCCGCGGCTTGCGGAGAAGACTGCTGGATCGCTGCACGCGCACGAGGGCCCAGCTTCTCGATGTCTCCGATGTCAGCCGCACGCGAGATACCACGGGCCTGCGCCTCGGTCTGGGCAAGCTGTGGAGCCATCTGCCCATAGATCGCCGTAATCTCCGGAGCAAGCTGGCGTGCAATCTGAGCGTTCAGGGCAGCGTACTGAGGCGCGAATTGAGCCTCTGCAGCGTACTTCTGCGGTGCGAGGTCGATCTGCGCCTGCAGCGTTTCCCTCGTCTCCTGCCCGTAATTCCGTGGCGGAGGTGCTTCGATGCTAGTTCCCATAGATCTTTTCTCCTGTCTTGTAGACGTCCAAAGCTGTTCCGAAAAAGCGCACTTTGCGATGCCGAACCCCGTAACTTGGCAGGCTGGCAGACTCCGGCCTGCGTCGGAACATCTCTGCAAATGCCGACATCAGAGCAATCGGGTTGTCACCAGCGATCTGATCCCAGTACCAGAACCGGCCATGCTCCGTCGTTTGCTGCCAGCGGAACGATTCCACCTGCATCTCTTCTGTAGGCCAACCGATCACGATAGCCCTAACGCTTCCTTGGGCGTCCACGGCGGCGACGAGTTGGTTCCTCTCGATCTGGAACATCAGGTAGTCCTCCAGAGCTTCCTGAGTCCACCCCTTGAAGTTCCCCGGGAGCTTCTTCCTGATGTACGATGTCAGGTTGTTCAACATCGGGTGTTTTAGATTTCGCTAGTTCACGGCCTATTCTTGCCAAGTTGTATACTCGAACTCGCATAGAAATTCATCATCACGACAATGATAATGCAAAATTAACAATAAACACGTTGTTATCAATGTTCGGTATAGGACTTACAGTTTGAAGCCTGAAGTACACAACACTTGGTGATCCCGGTATTGAGATCGAACCTGTAAACCTTTTGTAATCGTTAGCGTTTCCTCGCATATCGAATCCAGAATCAACATCTGTCCATGTTCCGGAAACGCTTGTAGCCCATTGAAGCTTCATGCCTGAAAAATTCGTCTGACTATATGCTAACGGAAGCATGAACGAAACCGTGTATGTAGATGGGATAAATGACGTGCTGAAGATAGAATAGGTGTTGTCGTACCTACACGGGAAACACCAAAGGCCAATCCTTGAGTCGGGCCTTCCAGTTCCGGTGTTGTACATGCTAATAAACCTATCGCCTCCGCTTAGGTTGGCCGACGCGTCCAAAGACACATCGAGCTTGTTGTTTGCCGAATTCAGCGTGGTTCCGCTAAACGAAAGACCCGTACCAAGCGTGATAGCCGTAGGAGCCGCAGCGGAACCTGTAGGATTACCAATCAGAGACGTGGCCGCTACGTTCTGAATCTTTGCATAGGTAACACCAGAGTTAGCGATCTGGATGTTGGTGCTGCTGTTCTCAAGACCGCCCGCAGGATTGATGGCCAGCAGGTTCTTCACATCAGACACGCTCAGGTCAGACGGGACAGCGGTCGAGCCAGTGTTGTTACCCTTGATGGTGTTTGACGCCATCGTCGCCATCTTGGCATTCGTGACCGCATTGGCAGCCAACTGAGTGGTGCCGACCGATCCAGCAGCGAGGGACAGCGATCCACCATCGACCGTGCCGACCACGTCAATGGATGGCGTGCCCAACAAGTTGAGCGTCGTCGGATCCAACGTGGTGCTGTTGGTGACCGTTGTTCCCGGAGTGACAGTGACAAATAGTGGCATGGCTTAGACGTCGTTCTTTCCGTACAGACGAAAGGGAATTCCTACAACTTTAACGTTAGCGACTATGAGAGATCCGCGATCTGTGGTCAGGATTGGTTGCGCTGCGGACGCGTGACCCTTGAGCCGCGCCTTGTGCGTGTAGCTCTGGTGCAGGCCAACTTCAAATCCGTTCGACCCAGTCCTCAATACCGGCAGCGTCGAGTAGTCCTCCCGATATGCCGCAAGGAAGTCGTCGTTGGCGTTGGTTGGGTTATATGCGCTGTACCCGTATTTGTAGTACAGAGATCGGTCCTTCGTGACACTCTCGGCGATGTCCAAACTTTCGGAGACACCATCAAAATCAACGCTGATGTCGTAGCGCGTGTCCCAGTTCCGAAGTTCTAAGTGAAGATCTGTCCACTGCTTGTGCTCTACAGCATCTCCGGTGTACCCGCGGAACTCAACGCGGGTTGCTATCTGATAGGACGTGCCGGTTGCATTGCGATCGAAAAGGCAATCCTTGTCGAAGTTATGGATGTAGCCGCTTTCGTCTGCGAAAACCAACCGCTCTGTACCGGATACAACCACGCGCTCGAAGAACTTCGGGTTTAGCAACTGACCTTCCCAATATCCCTCCCACGCTTGGTTCAGGAAGTTATAGGACAGTACTCGGTCGTTGGTGCCGTCTCCACCTTCAGTCGGGTGAGCCAGCAGATAGCGGTTATCGAAGTATGCAGCGCAGGACTTCTCCCAATTCGTCTCGTCGATGTCGTCAACAAGGTTCTGGATCGAGTCCGACAGAGGCAGGATCACCGACTGAGCAATTCCGAACTCGGTCTGTTTCAGTGAGATGATCCCGCGCTGGCTCAGGAAGATGAGATCAGAGCCTGTGTTGACCACGCTGTTAGGCGCGACACAGCCGAACTCTCGTGTAACCTCAGTCAGTCGGACGTTACTGAGATCGCCATACAAGTTCTCAATAGCCAGCACGGACCGCTGCTTGAACACCACCAGCGTCGTGGAGTTGAACGCAGCAATGGAGACCACACGATCATTGGCCCCAGTGTTGAGCTTGAAATCGTTGGTGACCTTTGCGTAGTGCAGCGGATCCAGCACGTCTGAGACGGCCAAGAAGTCGTTGCCGTACACCATCAAAAGACGGTTCTGGAAGTACAGACCATCACGTCCAGCAGGGACTGCAGCACCAGAAGCTGAAGACTTCTTGATCGTCGCCGTAAACGAGCCGGTGATGTCCACCAGCGTGTTCGGCATCGAGGCAGTAGCCGTTGGAGCCGTCGTGTAAGCTCCACCACCGGACACGCTCGTGGTCGATGTTACCTTGCCATCCGTGATGGTTGCGTTGAACGAAGCTCCGGTGGGGCTAAACGTGATGGTCGGAGCTGTGAGGTATCCGGAACCCTGATTGAGGATCGTCAGTCCAGACACGCTGATCGTCGGAGAACTCCCTGAAGTCTGAACGGAAAACGTAGCCCGGATGGCATCGTTGAGTGAATCAGTCTCTTCAGTGGAACCTTGGAACAGTCTCAGAGTATTGGAATCAACAGGGTAGACGTAGAAGATGCCGTCAGCGACTCCGCCACCGGTGCTGTTGATGATCTCGACCTGATCGCCAGCTACGAAGTTGTGGTTCGGGACCGTGATGGTATCTGCGTCAGCATCTGCAGAGACAACAGACCTAGACTCAGGGATGCGCGTGAAGCCAGCGTCAAGAGCCTGAACATCACTGCCACCGCTGTACGTGGCCTCCATGATGAGCGGCAGGCCATCGTTCTGGTAGCTCTCCAGACCCTGAGCGATGTCGTAGCTGGTCGTATTGTTCTGCAGCTCGATGAAGAACCTGTTCGCAGAGGTCAGTCCCGCAGCCAGCTCCAGCTTATTGGCTCCAGTCAGTGAATCGGCCTGCGTTAGATGCAGGGTCACTGCGGAGTTCACCACGTTGACGTAGACACCAAATCCCTCACCAGATCCAGTGGCACCAATCCAGAGTGGTGTCTGGGTTCCCGTCTGACCAATGACAACACGATCACCCGTCTGGAGATCAGGTGTAACGTTGAGCGTTATGGTGTCAGTCGTCGCGTTGACGTCGGTTCCGTTGAAATAGTACCGAGCTGGACCCGGACGCAGCATGACCACCGAATCACCGCACTGAATAAGCCGAACACGGTCATAGAAGTCGTGACCGTTCATCGGGATCTCCAAGTGCGACTGATTGGGCCGCAGCAGGAAGACCCGTCCCTGACCGCCATCCGTGGTCCTAGCCACGTTTGAGGCAACGAGTAGAGACTGAGTTCCAGTGGTCTGATCTCGATACTTCAGCAGCGCCACGATGTCTGTAATTCCCGTGGTCGATGAGTAGTACTGGAACGTCTGCGGATTCGGATAGGTGAACGAGTATGCCGCAGTACTCATCACCGCGTTGGTGTTGTCCAGAGACTTAGACACCAACCTCGTTCCGTTCTTAAAGATGAGCTGTGACGCGACAGGATTACACGAGACAATCGTGTTCGGGGCGACCTGAGCCAGCCCTGAAGCCGTATTTACGGTCGAGCTGTTGGCGCTGACGTTTGCCGTGAAGCTTCCATTGACCCACAGACCGCCCCACTTGGGACGCACCACGCCCCAGCGATTCTTGATGTTCTGATCCTCGAAGCGCCGATTGATCGCCAACGAGACATACTTTGGAGGCAACAGATCAGCGTTGAGTCGAGAGTTCATTCCGATGAACCCGTCATCCTGACCGACCAGTTGTTGAATGTCTGGCATCAGCGTGTAGGCACAACGATCTGCCGCACTTGCATCTCCTGTCGAGCAACCTTGTCAATTTCATCCGTTAGAGCCGACTCACCAAGCTGCAGAAACTCATTCCCAAGATCCACCTTGCCATCCACACGCAGCATTTGACCTGCGGCCCGGTACGAGCAGATCTCAGAGAACCTGTACGGGATGCTGGTTGGATCCGTCAGATACACAGGAGGCAGCAGGCGCACCTCGATGAAAACGTATGGGATCTCGTCTAGCACCAGCAGGCCATCCTCGTCGAAACCGTACTGGACGTTGCGCGTCTGCGGAATCCGTACCCTAGGGTCGTTACGGTAGACCGCGAAGATCTCGCCAAGCTCCTGCGACCTCGTGGTCCCGTCTGGATTGTCGATCTGCGAGACGTGACGGAAGAACGGATTGAGCAATCCCCAGAACTGGTTGTTCGTAGGCTCAGTGCCAGCCAAAGCAGACGAGAAACACTGGTAGTACTGCTGCGTAACCTCGTAGAGCACGATGTCTCCAACCTCATACGCCGTGTTGGAATCCCAGCTTGCATTCGAGCTGCTGGAATAGGACGGGTGAGCCTCGGCCCAGTACGTGGAGTTGAGAGTGCCGCCAGAGGTTGTTCCAACTGGAGGGATCACCTCGATGCTCTCACCGTTCTCAAGACCAAGAGCCGTCACGCCGTCCTCAAGTCCAAGCACGAAGAAGTAGTCGGCATCGAACGTAGGAGGCTCACCAGATGAAGATGCGTCGTTAATCCACTGGTAGTACTTCTGCTCCGTTGGCCAATACACCACATCGCCGAACGAGTAGGACTCCAACGCAGAGTAAGTCGGAGCAAAGAACTCCTGCTGCGTAATCGTCTGCTCCGGCCAATCAAACGCTTCCCAAGCCTGCCGCAATGCCGTTCCGATGAACGTACGGAAGAAGTTGGCCTCCTCAGTGGTGGGCGGATACGTCCGGCCTGTCATCTCGCAGGCTTTCCTCAGGACGTAGGAATATGTGACTGTCTTAGGCATAGATCACCACGCTTTGCAGCTCCAGTACTTCGCCGACAGCTTGGTGCCGGGATTGTCGCAGCCATGACGCGCTCGAAAGCTGGCTCTACGCTCCGGGATATGCTTCTTGATGGTCATGTTCGGATCACCGAAACGGACCAGCCGCACCTGATCTCCTTCCTTGGCCAAGACGGCAAACTTCTTGGACTCGCCGGGAGTCCGTTTGGGCTTGTTGTAGCCAGAGAAGCGTTGGCCTTTGTAGTTAATCACGTCAGTCCTTTGGGAGCGCATACCACCCCACAGGCAGCACCACGCGGTTGGAGGATCTGACGCTCTGCCCCTTGGAGTCGAGCACCCAGACCCGAACTTTCACATCCTCGGCCAATCTTACCGGCTCACCGTTTGGCACCAGTATCACCCGAGTCGCGCAACCGCTGCTCATGCTTGCGAATGCGATCCAACAGCTTGTCGCGCAGGCTAGGATCACGTTTCGCATCTTCACTGGTCTGGTCCTTTCGCAGTAGGTACTCAATGAACTTGAGCACCGCCAAGACCAACTGCTCGATCACAGCGCAGGAGGAGGCGTGGCCTTGCTCTTAGAGAAGTAACCCCAAGCCGCAGCAATGAGCGTAATGATTGCGCCAACGACTTCGGGGAGCTGGTCAGCACTGACGAGGCCCTTGGCAACCAAGAAGCCACCAGCGGCACTCAGGACGTGGCGTATGAGGGATTTGATAGAGTCGTTCATGGTTTATCTTTCCAGTGTCTGATGTGCTTGTAGATGACAATAAGGCCGATGACACAGCCGATACAGAGTGACGCGAACCGAACGTAAGGACTAAACACCTCGATGTAAGAGATCGCCACACCACCTCCGGTGCTTCCTATACCAACAATGGCGTCCTTTAGATCGTTGGTGTTCATGAGATTAGGCAGAGAAATACGATCCAGAAGCGTACACGGTAAACGCCCCAGCAGGAATCAATGTCTGAGCAAGAGTTCCGGTATCAGTATGGTAGCATCTAATTGCACCAAGACTGCTAACAACAAGAGCTGGGTTTATCAGCCCAACTTGGCCTCCAACAGTTGAAACTCCAGTCACTGCTATGGTGCATGTAGTCTCTTCATTGTTAGGAGCAGCAACAGCCAAAGTAGGAAGGCCAACCTGAATCATCCCGCTTCCAGTGTGTCCAGAATTGACGGATACCTTGATTCTGAAAAAGACACGCTTCCCAATACGGTGCCACCTTCCGTACTGAACAGTATAAGTTCCAGCTCCAGCAGAAGATGATCCAGTAACAACAGGAGTGTATGATGTTTCTACTATGTCGTTATACTCAGATGCAAACGCGCTGGATAATCCGTTTAGCACATTCTCAAAGAACTGATTCGTTGATGCTGTAAATGTGTGACCAGCCTCCTTTTGAATAGCAATCTGAGTCTTTCCAGTTGGAGAAACAAATACGTTTCCGTTGAATGTAACGTATGACGATGTTCCGGTGTTGAAATCAACGGCATTCGCGGATCCTAGGGTTCCAGCTCCGCAATCATTGAATGTATTGTTTTCAATCAACAGTCTGCTGCACTTGAAAATTTCCAATCCAATACCGCCACTTGAACCGCACAGAGTGAATGAGTTGCTGATTAGCTTGCAATCAAGCAGATTATCGTTTGCTGTGTTATAAGAAAGCAGAGCCTGATTTGTCGATCCAAGGAAACTGTTCCCAACAATCAACGATTCCTTGCAATTAAACAAACTGAACGGCCTGTTTGAAGATGTAATTATATTGTTAGACATCTTTAGGCACGCATTAGTTGTCGATTCAGCAACACCTCCTGAAATTACTTGGCCATAAAAGATACCATTCCCAGCGCATGTGTTGATGTTATTTCCTTCAATCAAAAATCCACTCGGAGCAGTCGTGTATGATACCGTTGGAAAGTAAACAGAAATAGCTCCAACGTTTCCACCAATGTCGTAAAACTTATTGTTAACAACTTTGATGTCCTTGATTATGTGGAATGTAAAAGCATCAGGCTCAATATCAACGGCTCCAGGCATCGTTGATTTTGTGCATGACTTGAAATAGCAGTCGCTAACAAGGAATCCATCACAGTCGATGACGCTTACTCCATTTCGGTTGTCTTTGTTTACGCCATCAAACACGCAGTTTGTAATTACAACGTTCGTGTTGTGTCGCTCGTGTCCTGCTGTGGCTCCAGATCCGATGTAAACACCGTCACCTCGGAATCCAATCAGTTTGGTGTTGTAGATCTTGGCATCAACGACTCCGTTTAGTGAAATCAGATGCTGGAATTCACTAAATCCGAGGGTCGCTACTTTGCCGTCAATTTGAAGGTCATGGATGATGATTCCTTTCAGCTTAACGGATGAAGATCCGCTGTCTGCATGCAAGCATCCAAACGAAGCCCCATTGGTTTGACTCTTGATTAAGACTGTAGAGTCAATTCCGGATCCAAAAATCTCAGAGCCTTCACGAAGCAGAAGCCCGTATGTAGCAGTGCCTTGGATGTTGTAGCTTCCAGATGGAATAAATACAGATAGCGATGCGTTGATGGCGTTCTGAATTGCTGCTGTATCGTTAGTTGTGGAGTCGCCCTTGGCTCCAAACTGCTTTACGTTCACCGGCCCACTATACTGCAACAGGAACCGTCCAGACCCAGCCGTTGGAGCGATCACCGTCCCACCGTTGTCGCTGGCCGCGCTAGAGGAGTTGTAGGTGTAGGCACCTTGTCCGCCGTCATTGTCGCTGTAGTAGCCTCGCGTGATGTAGAGCTGTCCGTCAGCAACACCGGACACAGTCAGCGCCTTCAAAGCCGCCACGTTGTCCACGACGATGGCCTTGCTTCCGGTGGCTCCGAAGATAGCGGCATCGATCTGACTGACAGTGATCTTCTTGGTGGTGCCAGATGATGCCTGTGTGGTGTCGCTGACATCTACGATTGCGAGCGGATCAACCGTGGTGTTGACCGTTGAGATCGCTGTCAGGTCGGTGATCTTGGTGGCTGGCATGGTAGATTAGTACTTGCGGTTGTGTGCGATGAACGTACCCGCAGAGGCTGCGATCGACGAGAAAACACCGATGATCTCAGTGCCTGCTGGGATGGACACCGCAGTCGGAAAGTTGGTGATGTTACATGTGACCGCCGAAAACGTGCATGCGGTGAGGCACTGCAATTTCCAGAAATCACCAGTCACAGCAGCGGTCGAGGTGTTGGCTTTTCCGCCGTACTCTCCGCCTAGCTGACGATTAGCTCCTACATTCATGCGTGGTCTAGTTCAGTGTTTGTTGTCTACCTTTCAAGATCTCAGTTCGGATTCTGCGCTATGGCAGCAGCGGACTTGTACAGGTCATCGACGTGAGCGTTAGTCCATCCCAGCTCGTTCTGCAGCATCATGATGATCGGACTGTCTCGCACGATGTTCTCCTTGTACTCCCAACGGTTCCAACCAATGGACCTCTGAGGCTCTGGAAGGCCATTTAGTGCGGCTGCAATGGCGGTCATCTCACCGGCCTGCATCACAGCCTCACGCAATGCCCACATCGACACCTGCGTCGGGACAGGGATTACGATCGGAGCGACCACCCACGCGCCATCCACCCATTGGCATGTTTCAGTAGCAGGATCGTACGGAGGCTGCGGTGCCTCAACCCAGCCCTTGCGGAGAAGTGTGGCAATGATCTCTGGATCAGTCTCGGAACGAAGCTGCTTGTCGTATGTGAGGTAGGTCATGAGCAGGCGGTCTTAAATGAGAACCCAATAGAGTGCTCGTAACGTTTACGTAGTGATGAGGCAAGACTTCCGGTGATGTGGATCAACGCTGCAATGTCTCCATTTGTCTTCGTGTTGTCCCAGTCTCGAATTCCTATCGAATCAACAACAAACACTGTCGAAGTTCCCGGCGAGGTTGAAATTGTTTTTGATTCACCGTTCCTCCATATGAAATTTACTGGCCCAGTATTGTAGTACGAAGTTGCTATAGCAAACACCGTCATATCGCATGCACCTGCGTAATAAACGTAAGTACCCGGACTTGAGTATAATGATTTTACAGTGCCGCTATCGTAGTAGTAATTTGTATACGGAAGGCCGCTTGCTGATGTTTTATTAACAACTGTCGGGCAAATTGTTGACGAAGATTTATACAAAATAATAGCAACATGCTCAACAGAAACGCTTGCGCCAGACGCAAAAGTCATGAAGTCGTTGGCGCCATCGAACCTAACGATTGGATTTCCGTTCAGTACATTTGTTTGGAAAGTTGGCTGATTGGCAGACGTTGCCTGAGATGCGTTGTTTGATCCAGCCAAGTCAGTCCACGTCGAGACACCAGTTCCACTTGTTAGATCCAGCCTCCTAGCATCGTAATGGTACGACGCCCCGGCTGGCCTTCCTGTCAGATGTCTGGCCCGTCTGTGCATTAGGCTGCGGTGTATGCGATCTCTAATCCAAGGAAGCGAGCATCAGAGGACAACGTGTCACTGCCAGATGTGGCGTTGCGATAGATCTCAATGATGATGGCTTTGTTAGCTGCAGCGGTTCCATCGACCGTGACAGCACCAGTAGATCCAGAAATATGCATCTGGTTCGCAGAGAAGTAGGTGTCAGTCACTGTGGCGGCTGCGGCCGAAAACGCTTGGCCAAGCGCAATGTTATCACCAAACGCTCGAGCCCTAACGTTCCAAACAACATCCGTAGAAGCCGTTCCAGCAGAAGCCGTCCAGTAGAACCGAGCGGTGAAGGTGCCGTTGTTGTAATTGTTCGGCATCACCACCATCGCTTGGGCGTACTCGATCGTTCCGGGATCAAACAGCAATTCGTCTGTGTTGATGTTGCCAGTAGCCTGCTCGCGAGAGTCGATGCCGCAACCAGTCGTGGTACGCGGTATCCACTGAGCAGCCGGAATCCAAACGTTGGTAATGCTGGTTCCTCCGCCAGACGGAGTCGCCCAAGTGCCATCGCCACGCCAGAAGGTGGTGCTGCTCGCTCCTGTTCCGGAGTTGAGGTTAGTGACTGGCAGGTTTCCAGTTACTCCAGTCGATAGCGGAAGCCCAGTGCAGCTAGTTAGAGTTCCGCTTGTCGGAGTCCCAAGTGCAGGCGTCACCAGAGTAGGACTCGTAGCAAAAACCAGAGATCCGCTTCCAGTCTCGTCGGTGACTGCGGCAGCCAGATTAGCGCTTGTCGGAGTCGTCAGGAACGTGGCAACCCCAGAAGCTGGAGTGACGGTCGCAAGAGCGCCAAGCCCCATCGAAGTGCGAGCAGTGGCGGCAGTCTGATTCTCCCAGCGATTGGTGGCGTAGACCAAGAAGTCGTTTGTCGCAGGAGTCGTCGGGTAGTTTACGTCGTGCAGCTCGTTCAGCTCGTAGCCGTTATTGACGGCGACGTAGATGATGCCGTTGGAAGGGTGAGCACTGACTACATAGCCCATTCTTACCGCGTGGTTGGGAGCTGCTGGAATCGTGTTCACCAGCAACCCGGCAGTTGTTGGGCTGATGTATAGAAGATCGCCAGCCGCAAAAGTTGCCGTGTTGAGATCACGCAGCAGTCCGCTCGTGATGACCATTCCAGTGGCGTTGTTGGCAATGGTCTCCGCCGCAATGCCGATGGTGTTTGCGGTGTTCGGATCCGTATTCCCCTGAGCCAACGCAATCGTGAGGTTTCCAGCACTCGCACCGTTTACTCGGACAACCTGCCCGCGAGTGATTGTCGATCCTGTGGTGTTGCGCCCCAGCACATGACTATCGACGCCAAGCAATGCGTTGACCGATCCAGCTCCAATACCAAGGTCAATGGTCTGATTGGTCGTGTCCCAGACCATCTTCGCCAAACCAACCGTTCCGCCAGCCGTGTTGAATGTTAGGCTCTTCAACCCACTCATCTCCTGAGTGTCGCTCAACGTGACAGAGCTGTTTTGAATGAGCTGTCCAGTGGTCCCATCCCACCTAACCAAAGCGTTGTCCGTGGTGGGAGAAGCAGGACCGGAGACGTTTCCACCACCAGAGCCTCCAGTTGCCGAAATGGTGATCGTATCGGTCGATGCATCAGCCGTGATGCTGACGTTGGTTCCAGCAACCAGAGTCAGCGTATCGGAAGTGCTATCAGCAACTAGAGACTGACCACCTGCGGCAATGGTGGAGAAGATGTTCTGGTCCCCGCTGTTGGTGCCACTAAGGGTTCCAGAAGCGCCGTCAGCGATCGTGATTCCAGAAGTCTGAAGCGTGGATCCTCCAGTGCCATCAGCCCTCAGGATAGCGTTGTCCGTGGATCCAGTGTTACCTCCGATTCCACCTCCGCCACCACCACCTCCAGCGTATAGCTCAGTGAAGTTGTCGTTGCACTTGTCAAACGCTGTCCGCAGCGGATCACCAGTACCGTCATTTGCCGTTGCTCCGATGTTGATGATCTGCTGTGCCATACGTCAGTACTTCTTGCTGAACTTAGTGTTCGTCGGAGCAAAGCCGACCTGCAACTTGGTTCCCCCGCATTTGACGCGCACTTCCGGGTTATCGCGCTCCACCTCACGCAGGAACTGAGAGTCTTTCCAGCACTCGTAGCCTAGTTTTGCTCCCCAGTGATGGTAGAGCGTCGGATCTATACGCATCCGCAACCGGCCAATGCCATCGATGCTGCGGAGATCCTGCTGGCTATCCTTGGCGATGCGCTTCTGGTGCACTTCGGCCTTCACCAGATCCGCGTGATAGCCTGTAGCCAGTTCTTTTACAACATCCTGCCTGAGTTGTGCAGGAAGTCCTTCGAGTACGTTGTCGAGTATAGGTTGTTGCATGATAGAAAAAAGGGGAGCACCCACCGATATGGCAGATGCTCCCCGTTGAGTGATTGATTACGACGCGCCAGCGAACATGCCAAATCCACCCGGGTTCTTCACCACGAGACCGGCAATGGCTTGCACGAGACGGATAGGACCGCCGCCAGCGTCAGGGAGATCCTTGACCTCGGGCAGCTTACAATACCGGATCTCGGTCATGTCCATCGGGATGACGTAGCCACGGTAAGCCTCAGCAGCCAACGTGGTCGTGCTCTTACCACCGATGAAGGTGGTGGGGTGCAGGATCAGGCGACCGAAGTCACCCTCGAACACGTCGATGGAGGACGCGAACGTCGAGCTGGACAGCTCCTGATTGAACGTACGAACAGCGGTCTGGCTGAACGAGTTCGTGGTCGAGTTGTCCGAGGACCTGCCGGACGTCAGGTTGGTGAACGCACGCTTCAGGGTGGTTCCAAGGATGCAGTCATAGTCACGGAACACGCCAGTCTTGGAGTAGATGGCGGTGAGCACGTTCTGCACGGTGGCCTCGGTGAAGTTAGCCGAGGTGACGGAGCTGATGGCGTTTGTGGCCGCAGTGCCCGGGGTCACGCCGCCAGCAGGGGCGAAGGCGGAACCTGAGGCGAGAGCGCCAATGTTGGAGCTGTTGGTGCCGAGGAGCCAGTTACCAAGCGAACCAGTCTGGTAGGCAGTGGAGGAGCCGTTGTCCTGCTGAGCCGCCTGATTGGTGCAGAGGAACGTGGACTCCATGTCGCGCTTAATCTCAACGAGGAGCTTGGCAACATTGTAGGCGACCTCAGAGGCAGCACCAGCAACGTTCTGGGTCTCGGCGATGAAGCCGACCCGGCTGTTGCGGCGGAAAGCCTGAGCGTAGTTTGTCACGCGCAGACGATTGGCCGACTCGTTCGTGTAGCTGGAGACGTCAGTTCCGTCGATCACGCCGCCAAGCTGAGGAGCGGAGTAATCGTCACATTGCCATGACATGACTACGTTTCCAAGATCCCTCCCCTTGGGAGAAATCGACACAAAGGGGGTACTTTTAGCGTCGACGTTAGCGATATAGTCGGCCAATTCCTCGCGGACGCCGACCTGATTGTTTACACCGAGATAGGGCATAGTATTAGGATTTTAGAAGTGTGTGTTGAAGCAATCGCGACAGATCGGCAGTGCTCCCACTTTGGTTGAACGCCTTCTTGGCAGACCTTGCCGCATCGTTGGCCTTGTCAGACTTGACCGGACTCGCCTTGGGAGCCGCAGGCTGCTTCGGGGCCACCTTCACAGGGGCCTTGACAGGAGCCTTCGCACTCTTCTCGCGTTCCATTCGAGCCTTCCGACCTTCTAGGAAGTCACCGATGGCAATCTGATAGTCCGGAAACGACGCAAGCTGTGGCATCTGCCGCAACACCTGCTGCGCTTCCGAATACGTCGGATTGCTACGGTCCTTCCACCAAGGATACGCACTCTCCGCAACTGGCCGCACTTGTTTGTAAGTGTTGAGGAATTGGTGCCGCGTTGGGATGTGAACATCCAAGGCATCCTCGACTCGTCGCCGAATCGCCTTGATCTCATCCGCGCTGTACTCTTTCCCGCCAACTTCGCAGCCGTCAGCGTTGTCCTCGCA